TTCGCAAAGCTATATGCGTTCTCTTATGAACTGCTACACCTTTATATATACGTGTAGATTAGACTATATCTTCATCCCGCTCTTTGCAGGAGCCTAGCGCTTCCACTCGCTTGAGTGTACTCCCCTGAGGGATAGTCGTTGAACCTTTTTACGAATTAAACCTTTTTTGTTTTTTGCAATTTTCTGATTGAGTAATCTTTTGTAAATTCGATAACTTATTATTCTTAGGATTGCCATCAATATGGTCAATAACATACCCTTCTAAATTATCATCATTGTTAAAAGTACAATAAACAAGACGATGAACATAATAATGTTTATTTCTTTTGTCTTTACTTTGTAAACTTACTCTTTCATAAGTCTGGCAATTATCCAAATGTAAGAGCCTATTAGTCTTATTATTTTTAACTCGCCCCATACTTGATACAGAGTATAGAGCGTTAAAACTTAATTCTAACCACTCTTCACCATCTAAGTTATTAATATGGTAGCGAGAAGGTCTCCTTTCTTTTTTTGGATTTTTTTGCAAATGTTTTTGAGTATTTTCTTTTGGAGTTACCCATTCTAAATTTTCGACATTATTATTTAATTTATTTTCATCAATGTGATTAACATAAGGTAAATTATTTGGATTTGGAATAAAATACTCTGCAACAAGACGATGTGCATAGGCCATTTTCTGAAGTTTTTTTCCTGGCGTTTTATTCTCTAAAGACAAACCATAAACTCTATATCCAACATTATCAATTTTTCCAGTAAGAAATCTATTTGACTTCTTACTGAACAATCTCCCATCTTCATAAATCAAATAATCACTGTCTTCTTTTAAAGGCTTAAAACGTAAACTTGGCTGCTGAACGTCTTTCATATCTTTCTCCTTTTCTATACAGAATAAAGTATAAAAGATTTAACAGCAATTCACTAGGTATTTCTAAAAGGTGTTACCACCTTTGGATGGTCTAAGACTTATATACTTCATTCAACTTTTAATAATAATATCATATTTTAAAAAACATGTCAAGTTAAATGAAGACAATAGATTAGTCTACTGTTCCTTCCCAAGCGATTAACCGAGAATTTCCGCGTCCACCCTGAGCATAAACAGTTGTAGCTGCTTGCTCCAGACCAGAAGTTTTTGCTGTATCAATATGCAAAACAGGCTGATATTTCTTAAAGGTTGCAGTACCAATCTGCTGGGCGCTTAAAGCCTTAAAAGTAACGTTGGCAATCTCACGAACACCAAAAAGCATATTTTTTCCTCCTCTAGTATTCTATTTCTTTCATCCAATCCATCCAGTCATCTGGCAGGTCATCAATTTTTCCACCTGCTAAGAGAATAGAAGAAATTCTGTCTGCCTCAGATTTCATTCGATAGCGATTGAATGTATCGTACAGCATATAAACTGTATAATTCGACAATGTGATAAGGTCAATTCCCATTCCCGCCTGGATAATTGACATTTGTCTATCTAAGATATGAGTTGCACCCTTTTCCCCCTTTTGTTCAGCCAATTTTTTATGTCTTTGCTCAAACTTTTTTGCTAGTTCGGCCGCCAGACTACCGCCAGGATTATACTTCTCTTCCTTAGTGTCTTCCAAATGAAACATTTTTACAAGTATCTCCCTAAAAGCTCCAAAGTTCTGATTATTTAATTCTTTTTTTACCCCATCTGAATCCTCTAATTCAAAACAGTCTTTTTTAACTCTTATTTTGTAATCAGGGAATAATAAAGTAAATAATTGTAAAATATTGATTCTATGGGTGATAGCAGAAGGGTCATTTTCATTTATCATTGTCATAATAATATCAAAATCAGTATATTGTTCTAAATCTTTTTTGTCCTGTCCTTCTACTTTATCTTTGCTAAAAAGTAAAACACTACAAGCACCATATAAAGTTTTATCTCCACCAATCATAGCAATTTCTTTTAGCAGTGGTTGATGAATCCCTAAAGCAAGAGGGGGAAACAAAATATCAGCGCCTGTTTCAAAAGCTAAAAGATTATCCATCTATTTTGTCCTCACTACCATGAATAGCTCTATAAGTTAAAGTATAACCAGATAACACTTCATCTAAAACCAATTCATTACAAGAAAAAAATTGAAATGTACCAATTCCACTCATTTTTGTATTATTAAGTAAACCATCAATAATACCAGCAATTTTTAAAGGCCGTAATCTGAAACCTCCAATATCCCAATAATCAGTATGACATAAAATATCAAAAGAAACAGTACAGTCTCTAAATTCTGGATTCGTAGCATTTGTAGAAAAATTATCAAAAGAAATAAGGAGATAAGATTTTACTTCTTCATGCTCACCAAATTTAACTTTAGGTTCTAATCTAATATAACCATCACTTCTAAGTTTAGCAAGACTCATTTCTTTAATTTTTTCTTTTATTTCCTTATTTGTAGTATTCTCCAAACAATCTTTTGTGTTAATAGTTAATAAACGAATTAATTGTTCACTATATGGATTATTTTCTACAAATAACTTTCTTAAAATCTTTTCACAGTCTTTCTCACAAGAGAGAAATGAAGATTTTAATTTATTCATTCCAGGCGGGTAAATTAAATCTCTTCCCATGCGGGACCTCCTTTTCCTCCATTTGGACTAACCATTAGACAGAAATTAAGGTTCCGCTAAAGCATTAAAACCTCAATTTCTAAGGTTAATTCTTCTAAAAAGGTTTTATAAATTAAAGTTATATTTCCTTTTATTTTATTTATATTTAAAGTTAATTTTGGGCCTTTTGTCCCTAATTCTTTTTCTGGTTCATCTCCAATTTTTATAAACCATTCTCCGCTATTATCAGCTTCAATGGCTTCATAATCAACTTTACTATATTGATAAATTTGAATTGGCCCCTCAATACGAGCACCTTCAACAATTCTTTTGGCTTCTTTTTCTGCCAAAGCTTCTTTTCTTTCACCCTCTACCGCTTCTTCAATCGGATTTTCAAAATACTCATCTAAACTAATTTTAATAATCCCATCAGCATAATAAGGATTTGAAGCTACAACTTGCCAATTCATTTCTCTCCCAGTGATTTCTTCTTTTATTTTAATAACACTAAAACGATGAAAGAAATCAACTGTATTAGCATCTTTTGTAATATACATTTCCAAAGAATGATTCATCTCATTCCATTCAACGCCACCTTTTTGCGCCCATGTCAAATCCGTCTCTACAGGTCCACGGATATAAATATGATATTCTTTTCCATTTACTTCTGTTGTTTGATCACATCGTCTAATTTGACATCTGAAATAAGCATTTTCTTCAATATATTCCAAATAATTTAACCAATAAGTATCAGTCTCTTTCCAATGAAAGACATCACCAGCCTTCATTCCAACTTCTTCTTCCTGTCCTGTTGTTAAACAAATATCAGAATAAGGAATTGAAATAATTTTATTATCATAATCTCCTGACTGTTTATCAGGATTAATTAAACATCTAAATTCTCTACCGTCTGATAAAACAGCAGTTTCTGCCTGATAAGAGTATAAGAGAGACTTTTTCAAGCCGGCAAGTTTGTCTTTGTGCATACGAAATTCTTGATTTTTACCTCCTCGGTAATCAAGTCTAGTTTTCATTCCATCTCGAAGTCCCACAAACTCTTCCTTTCTTAAAGTGATTCTTTCAAATCTTCAAATAAAGTTAAACACTCAAAGATTACTTTCCTATACAAAGGAAAATCTTCTTTTTTTGTTAAAGAATATAATCCTTCTAATTTGCACAAAAGAGAAAATAATATATTGTGTTCTTCAATTAATAAACTATCCATGCCTGTTAATTCTTCCAAAATAGAGTCTAAACTCTTTTTCCAATCAGAATTTTCTTCTCTTAGTGGAAGTAATTTAAAAGTTTGATTCAATAGTCTATGAATATTATTTTTAATAGCCTCATTTTCTATTGAACCATTTCTTTTAATCATCATCTAAATTCATTATTGAACCGAGAGTAGGTCTAAAAATGCCATCTTCATCTTTTAGACGTCTTTTATATAAACGCTGTAATGCGAAACCCTCTTGTTCATATTTCTGTTTTAACTGGGATAGTTTAGCCATATGGTTAGCCTGTGACGTAAATTTAAAGTCATTTCCAGAATACTTCATTCGAGTATTCTCAATACTAGCTAATTGTTGTCCAACCCAAGCAACCACCATATAAATTGCAATAATGTTAATCTCTTCTGGAGACAAATCAATATTAAACTCCTCAAGCACTTCATCGTAATCATAAATATCCACTCTAGGAAATTCAAACCAATGAAGAGATGTTTCTAATAATTCAAAAAGCATCTTATTAGTATCTTCTTCTGTTAATTCTAAATACATATCATCAGTGATACGATTTAAAAAAGATTTATAAACTTTCTCAAAAGGCGTACTCATAATTTACTCCTTTATTTTACAACTTTATATTTTGGGGCTGCTGCGCGGCGTCCTGTTGACTGCGTTTCAATTTGCTCTTTTTGAGACTCTTGAGTATTAACTCTACGAGTTCTATTCTTTGGTTTTTCTTCTTCGACAATTTGAGATTCTTTATTGATGCGAATTGCATTTGTAACATCAAAACTTAAAGCTTCATAAATAGCTTCACGTTTATTCATATCATTTAATTGAAGTTCAACTGCCAAATCTTTAACAGAATTTAATACTCCAACTGGGGCAAAGTCTAAACAATCTTTCAATTCATCTAAAGTTCCAGTTAAAAGCAATTCTTTAATCTCTTTTTCTGTATAATAGTATTCAGGCTCTACCTCACCAAGCAACTCAGCAACAGCTTCTTCATTTTTAATGATTAAGCAATTTTCTAAAAGATAGTGTCCTCCTGAGCGGCCATCGAGTTCCCGCAATTCTCCCATTGTAATTTCTTTTGTTTGTTTTGGTTCAAATTGTCTCCGAACGTTTCTCTCCGGTAAACTATATCCAGTACGTCCGAAAGAACGATTTGTTACTTTAATAATAGTTTCATTATTCAGCATTTAATACTCTCCTTTTTCTCCTTGTGATACAAATAAATCGGGGGCTTTAAGCCCCCGTATAATAACTAGCGCTTAAACGCAGTATTAAATTTATTTATTAGCGAGTTAATTCGCTATTAACATAAGCGCAGATGTTGTTCATAACGATGTTTCCAACGCCGACTTTCTTGTAAGTCTGAACTTCTCTTGAATAGTCTTCATTTTCAACTTCGCGAACGATTGAACTACCTTCAAATACAATCTTAACTGGTTTTTCAGCTCCGCTTGGGATAATATAAGCGATAGAAGGGTCAATCACTTTTGTTTCATTAGTTTCATCTTCATAAGACTGAGGTAATACAACTACCTGATGACCTTTATAATTAGCTAAGTAACCTTTAGACCATTTTTCTACCTTATGAGTTTCAGCAATCCAACCTTCAGCAGGTACGATTGTAGATGCAAACTCGAATGTGCAATAAATAGCAGCTGGTCCACCATAAGCATCAGCGATAGCAATCAGACGGTCTAATTCATGTTCGTCAAAACCAGTCTGGTTAGAACGGTTAGCAGAAGGCAGCTGGCTAACAGCAGCTTTCAGAGAACGTTCAATTTCAATATAAATTGCTTCATCAAGACCTTCCATAACAATATCCAGAACGTCAGACATCTGAATACGGCCATCAAGGAACTCTTCCAAACCAATCTGAGCAGCACCACCAAGTGCGTTTGTTGGTACTTCATAAGAACGTCCATCCAGACGGAACACTTCGTAACGGCCAGCCAGACCTACGCGAGTAATAAACTGTTTAGCACGTCTTTTTGCAGCAGTAGTAATACGCTGAGTAAAGATAGCTTTATCACCCTGTGGGATTGTACGAATTTCTGCGAACTGTCCATAAGCTTCTAAAACTCTTTTAGGCAGAACATCATCAATCGTTTCCTCAATCAGACGGAAGATTGCATTTTTGTTTTCTTCAAATGTTCTATAATCACAAGCATATTCATTTAATTCTTTACGCAGTGTGTCATTTAATTCAATATAGCTAAATTTATCTTCACCAAAAGAATAAGCAACAGCAGAATTAGGAGTTGCATTAGCAGTGATTTTAGCTAATTGTGTCAAATCTTTAAAATTCATTGGCATGCTCTTTCTCCTCCTTACGCAATTCGCATCAGCTTAACGCCAGCCTGTCCATCAGGCATAGTATATACTTTAACAACCTGGAACTGTACTGTACCATCGCCATCTTTAGCAAGGTATCCTGTCGCATTAGGAGAAAGAACATCTCCAACTGCAAATTCACCCATGTCAACTTCTGCTCTTGCAGAGTCATTAGGAACAGCTAAACAATTAGTTGTATAAACATCACCAACATTTGTTTTTAAGCAACGTGGAGTCATCTGACCTTCAAATGGTCCAACTCCGTAATGAGTTTCTGGCCCACCTGGAGTGAAGTCTTCTTTACGCATAGCATAGAAACGAGTATTGTATTCATAGTCTCTATAATTTTTAATTTCATTGAAGACCATCATCCACTCGCCTTTGCCTGTAAAATTTACTTCATTATTAGCATAATCATATTTTACAAACTGACCATTCTCCAGAATTTCAATATCTTTTGCAGCTGGAAGCTGAGAAGGGAGCTGGCCTGTTTTCTGGGCAGACAGTAAATTAGGTTCTACTTGTCCAAAGCCTAAACGTTTCATTCAGTTTTTCCTCCTTATAATTAACCATTATGACGGTTATTTCTTAATGCAGTAATGTATGCTGGTACACTTCCTGCTGGTTCTTCCAGAGAGAAAGTCATTGAAGGCTCTTTATCCTCTTCAACTTTTTCTTCGGAGAAATTTACCTTATTTCTTACACATAAAATTGCTAATTTGGCTTCAATTTCATCATAAGAATATTTGGCTTTATTGGAAATTACATCAATTTTATCTTCGTCAGATAACATAGAGTAACTTTCAATCAACTTATCTTTTTTCTCTTCCTCAATCTGCATCTTAAATTCACGCAGATTTTTTACTTCTTCTTCAAGACGAGAGAAATTCGCGCGGACCTCTTCGGCCTCCTTTTTAACAGCTTCATAATCAGCCATCAAAGTGTTGTATTCTGTTTCCAGTAATTCATATGTTTTTTTCTTTTTCTTATCTTCTTCTTTATCTGTGTCAGAAGCAGAATCAGAATCAGATTTTTTATCATCTTCTACTGGTTCATCTTTTTTCTCTTCTGCCGGCTCTTTACCTTTGTTTTCATCTTTAGCAGGCGCCTGTTCTTTTTCGTCATCTTCTTCTTTTTTCTTAAAAGATGTTGTTTCAGGTTTAAGAGAAGTTTCTTCAACAATGTCTTTTACTTCTTCAGACATGGAATCTCCTTTCTTCTGCTCAATTAAGACTTTTTGTAAGTCTTCCATCATTGAGAATAGGGTGTTCTTAACTTTAGAAAAATTACTAGCTTTTACTGACGCACCTTCAAAACAAGGTTCAACATCATCTCCTAAAATACAAAGTTTAGAAAACGTTGCGTCATTGATAATGAAAAAATCTAAGTTTTTATTAGTGTCTTTTGCCCACTGTCCATTTAAGGTCTTTTCATCTAGCTCCATAGATTGACCTTTACCAGAGGTAATAATAGACTGACACTCTGGAAATTGTTCTGTCCAGAGGTAACCAGTTGTCATAAGATACTCTCTAACGCAAGTGTTACCAAGTTCATCTGTATCTTCAAAGAATTGAAACCAAACCTTTGCGTCAGGAGCTACAAAGCCGTAAGGCTTTGTTACACAAGTAAACTCAAATCCTTTTTCTTCATCATAAATTAATCTACTACCGTGGTCGTCAAAATCTTCTTTTTGTTCATCGTAAAATCCAACAATAGGGCAACCTCTAAGAGTTTTAGACATCTCAGTAGCTACTTCTTTTGTTATACAAGAACCATTTCTATTTTGACCAATATACATCACCTTAATATCACAAGTGCTCATTAAAGGCGAAATGTCAACCGGTTTAAGGTTAAGAAATTCAGGAGAATCAAGAGTGCTTACACTTTTATTCATGTGTATAACTCCTTTCTCTTTTATTTAACTTTAAAATAAACGTTATTCTTTTCTAATCTTTTGTCCTAAGATTCAGATTCTTGGTTTTGCATACGTTTTTCACTCACAGCTTTTCCTTGTTCCTCATTAGTTGGTCGACCACCTTTTTTCTCATCATCTGTTTTAATTTCTGCTGAATTATTTGACTTCTTAGAAGAAGTTTCTTCTTGCAAACTTTGTGCATTCATAGTGTTAGAAGTCATTGGTGGAATTAATCGTTCAACTAAATTTAGAACATCATTCTCAAAATAAGCCGTTGCTAGAATTGAACTCTGCGATTGTCCAAGAGCAATTTGTGGGAGCATTTTAGAATAACCTAATTGAGTCATTTCTTTATATTGTTTAGAAATATCTTTATAATTATAAATAGTTGTCGGTAAAATACTTGCTCTAAAAGAATATTGTTTTACATTCCCATTAAATTTTAAATCTAAAATGTTATTTAATAAAGCTTCAAACTGTAAAACTAAATCCAATAATGCGGCCTCATCATTTAAAATAGATTTTTCAAGAGCAATATTCCCGTCAGTATTAAACTGCATTTGAGAAACGCCTGCCGCGTTAAAAACAGCTCTTTCAGCTTTTGCAACATCATCAGAATCTGCACTTGTTTTTGTTTCAGCCATATCCTCAACAGAAATATCCGCAACCGTTGTCAATACATCAATACCAACAGCTTGGCCAATCATATTAACGGCAGCTCTATGTAAATCCGCCATTTCGTCTGTATCGAAGACCAGATTATAATTCTTGTCAAGCGGGAATTTTTGCACAAGAATCTTCAATAATTCTTGTTCTTGTTTTTTACGAGCAAGAGCTTGAGTGTCTTCCAAATCAATCAAAGCTGGGATAACAGATATAAATAAAGGCATGTCCTCATTGTTTATATTGATTTTAATCCCAAAATCTGGGTCTAACATATACCAGCCTTTTGTATCTCCTTGGAACATTGGAGGCAATTTACCTTTAATAAAAAGCATATAACCTTTTTTAAATTCTGGCGGGAAAAGGTTAAGCATTCTCTTTCTCTGTTCTTCATCTCTAAATTGGTCATCAAAATACTTCATATTAAATTCAACAACTGGTCGTCCATCAGACCCGCAGAATCTTGACCGACAATAATAAGCAGGCAACTCCTGAATCATCGGTCTTTCCTTATTAAGAATTAAATATCCATAATAACTTCCTCTACGGACAGTCTTAAGCGCAATATCTCCAAAAGTTTTTTTAATATCAAAAGCATCAAAATATTTTAAAGCTTCATCAAACTTTTGCAAACATTTATTTTGTTTTGTCTCATTAATATCTTCATTAATATATGGAGTAATATACCAATCATAACGATACATTCTAGCAGCATATTTACATAGTCTTGAATAAATTCCATTGGTTCTAAAGTAATAATCAGAAACCTCAATCATTTTAGGATAATCTAAATTACCAATCGCTTGCACAATATTTCTTTTATCGTGCATTTCAGGTCTAGCTTTTTTAACTTGAGTTTGAGTAAAAATCGCATCAGAGAGTGTCTGGGCGCCGATTTTGATTTTGCTAAAATCTACATGTTCTTTACCGTTCAAATTGTTTCACCTTTAGGGACGCAATTCGGCGCGCCCATTTCCTTTCTAATATCCCGCAGCACGAAAAATATAATCGTATGAAATTAATCCTTCGTCTGTATACGGGATAATAACAAGAGTATAACCATGTTCTTTACAATATTCTCTCTTTAATGTATCATTATGAACCTGTTTCCGCAAGCCTTCAACACCTCCAAAGACGCTCTTTGGTTTATAGTGCTGTCACTGGACTCCTTGATATTCAATCAAGAAGTCTATTTCGCCGCCGTCATCAAATACACAAAAATCGAATCGTAAAGGGTTACCCCTTGAACTTACCAAATCTGGAAAAGAGTATTCTTCTTCAAAAACTACACCATTCCTTTGTAAAATTTCTTCTATTTTAATTTCTGCTCGAGATGCTCTCACGTGGCTCAACCCTCCTTTCTATCCTCAACATAGTAACGCCAAGATAAACGCTCACCAGTTTCAGGATGCTGTCCGGATGTTCCACTTCCCTTTTTTAAATGAGTGCATAGTGCATTTGCACTGGTGCCACACCATCGAGAAGCAGCTGCAAGAGAATCAAAAATCTCTCCAGTATTTATACATTGAACAGCTTTGCATCTTCTTTTTCTGTATTCAGGGTCTTGCCACAAATCTCTTACTTTTTGAGGGTCTGGCATACATCTTTTTCTGTATTCAGGGTCTTTCCACAGCTCTTTGTTCCTTTGAGAAGTCTTTTCTCGTCTCTCTTTAGTCCAAGAGGCTTTCTGAGCCTGTCTATATTCCTCTGTCTGCCACTTACTAGCCATCATTTTTCCTTGAGCCTCTTTATACTCTGGAGTATTTCTTTGCTCTTTTAATTTTGAAACAATTTTTTCTTTTTCAATAGGATTATTCCAAAGGTCTGCAAAATGATAGCCTGAAGCATTAGAGCTTCTTATATTATAACCATTTAAAGGGTTTGTAGAGTCATATAATTTGATATAATATGATTCTCTTTCATCTGCCATTTCTTTTGTTAAATTTTCTTCTAAAATAATATGGTCGAAATTATCCCAACCATAATTATTTATATCTCTAAAGAAAAAGGTATTCCCTTTATAGCCAGCCCCTTTTCGCCATCTATCTTCTGGCTTTTGACATGTCTGTCCTACATAAACCAAGCCATTGATTCTGTTTCTATGAAGATAAATACAATAGCATCGTAAGTTTGAAGACATAGGTACTCCTTTCTACATTAAATAAATTATATCATCTTTAGTTTCTACTATTTTGTCCGCGGGACCTACTTGGCCGCTTTTCGGGTAGTGTTCCCGCATCAATTAAATAACATCAAAGAAGACATTTTTCTTTTCTTTCTTCTTTTCTTTAAATCCTCTTGCATGTGAACATAATGAAGTCCATAAATAAATGCAGAGAATTTATCCTTTTTAATACTCTTAGAAGAACGTTTTAAGACAATATTTAAACCTTCTGTTGACTCAACCAAATTGAGTAACTCTTCACGCAGCGTAGTAGTTGCCGCATAAGGTTTAAGATAGGCATATCTTTGTGGCGTAGACATGCTTCTACCAACTTGGGTAGCAAGTAAATTTGTTTTAGCCTCTGTTTCATCAATTAACAAATTTACCTTTCCGGCACTTAATTGAGATTTTGCATAAGAATACATCTCAGAGTTCATACCGGCATTAGCTTTAATTATATATAAAGCATTTAATTCTGTATTTAAAGTTCTAAAGGCTTTATATTTTCCATCATCATCATTCTCAACCCCAAATGGAGGTAACATATCTCCAGTCTCAGGGTCTTCATTTGAAATAACCAAGAAGTCTACTAAACCAGCACCAACACCATTTCCATCGACTACCATCGACTGGCATTTATATTGATAATATAAGCGTTTCAAGTGTATAGACTGAATACCAAAATGTTCAGCTTCAAAGCTGTAAATGTTTACTAAATTTTTTATATCTTGACCATACTCTTGTGGATTTATTTTCCAAATACAGGCTTCAGTGGTACACCCGAATCGTCCAACATCGACACTCATTATATAATATCCATGTTTTCCTTTTCTTTCTGAAGCTGTTGTTTCTGCTTGTTTTAAAACTCTGTTTTTATCAATAATTTCAGGAGTAAAGAAAGCGTCTTCACTTGCGCCACTCCATCTACTGTTGTATTCACGGTCAAAGCTCTCTTCTCGAAAAGTGTCCTGGCTTCTTAAGTCATCTACGAAAGTTTCTTTTAACAGTCCTTCTTTAACAGGAATCTGATAGGTTCCACCCATTACCATTACTTCATCTTGGTCAACAGCACCACGAACAAATAATTCTTTAAGTTTTTTAAAAGCAAAAGACTCTCTAAATCCGGCTGTTGTAATATAAACCTGACTTTGGTTAATAATTTCTTCTGGGTGTCTGGTTCCATCAGGAAGCAGCCTATCAACATTCATCGTAGGAATCAGAATTTCGTTCAACGCGTCCTGGTCAATCAATATTGCCTCCTCAAGAACTCCCGCTGTACGACGCTGACCGCGGGAAGTTTCAGTAGCTGGCATATTTCCTAACTTAGAGCCATTCTTCCAAACGTAACTAACACTATCTTTTGAGGTTTTTGAAGCTCCTCGCTCATGGTTAATTTCATTCGCAAAAGCTGGTATTAAGCTTTCAATCTCACTAACCTTTTGCAGCGTAATGGACGCCGCCTGCTCTTTACCTCCAGTGGAAACGAATACGTCAATGCCAGGATAAAGGGTGCAACGAATCATCTGCAATAATACCGTCAGAAAGGACTTACTAACTTTGTATTCGACAAAAATCGCAACTTTTTGCCCGTTCTCTTATGAACTGCTTATAGTTTCCTATAAGAATAGACTATCTCACATCTCTATTAAAGAGATTTTCCCATTTCGATTTAAGGGGTTCTCACCCACCTCATTAGCTTAGGCCCTACTCCTGTTGCTTCTATTTATATTCCTCGGAAGCTAAAGGATAGTCGTTGAAGTTTCCACTAATCAATATTTAGTAGCTTACCTGCGGATTCCCATATGAACATTCACTTAGGGTTCCCGCAATTAAAGAAATTTTCTTATTTTAATAATAAGGCGCTAGTATTAACGCTCGAGGAAAGGTACCGTAAAAATAACGGTGCCTACATGCTGCACGTAGAAAGATGCGCTGATAGGTGTAGAATTTAAACTTCGATTCAGGGCCTTTCACAAAGTCCACGAAAATGTCTGGATATTCCCTAAAAAAAGCGATGAGATTCCTCAGCTCAGGAAGAATCTCTCGCAATCTTTCTTCGGACATACCTTCTTTTTTAAATTCTCTTTGATGGGATTGATGCAAAATTGCTTCTAAACTCATACTCCCACCCTTTGAGCATCTTCTTTAGCTTCTTCTGCTCGTCTTTCTTTTTCAGTCACAAAATCATCGTCTGTTAAAGTTTTCTTAACACTGGTCTTCTTTTCCTCTTGTCTATCTTTCTTTTCTTCTTCTTGTACTTTTTTCTTCATTAAATAATTTTCCATAGCATCTGCCATTGTAGGGTCATCAGCAAACAAATGATAATTATAATCTTTAAGGTCTGTAATAATGGTATCTATTATATCATAAGGAGCTTTAATTTCATATCTCGGAATCGCGCCTCCTTCTTTTTCACACCAGCGGACAAGAGCCCCAATCGAATCAAAATTTTCTTTTTCTTCTTCTTTCTTTTGTGCGGCAGTGAATTTAGAAGATTTTCTTAAATCATTATAAACTCGACTAAGTTTTTGGTAGCCTTCATAGTCGCCGCTATCCAAAGCTTGATTTAATTTTAGTTCAGTTTTGCAAATAAGAATTAAAGCTGACTTAGAGTCCGAATCTCTAATATCAAAAGATTCCGTCATCTCATTATATTTTTTCTCTAAATCAATCCATTCATTCATTGAATAATCTCTGCCCCACTTCAAGAGTAACATCTTCTTATCTTCATCTGTTAAATCTTTTGTGAGGTCAGGAAGTTCAATCTTAGAAACTTCCGAAAAGGGTCCCGCTAACATGTTATTAACATCAATAGCAGAAAAAGCTGTTTGATTCGAACCTCTAGTGTTGTCAAAATAGTCACTGATACCTTTTCTTTTGTTTTCATCTAATTGTTCTTGAATTGTTTGGCGGGCCTTAAGAGCTGCTTTTCGAGCTTCTTCAATTTGCTTCTCGTCAAATTCCTCTTTTTGTTTTACTGCATCTTGATAAGTTTGATATTCTGCTTCTGTAATTTTCCCCTCTTGAAAACTTTTCTCAACTTGCTCCTGATGTTTTTTAAAATCTTCTTTTTGCGCTTGCGCCGCAGCTTCTTCTGCTTTCATTAATTCTTCAGTATCTGCCCAAGTATAATTTTTCCATTGTTTAAGCTTCATTTTACTTAAATACTTCCCAAACACAGCCGTTGAATTAAATTTTTTAGGATTTTTTGCAAAATCTTTGTCTCGAATATTGTTCCAAGCAGAAGGAATATAAGGTACATCATAAGCCTCACATAGCCAAGTAAAAGTTGAAGGATCGTATGCGTCAACATGCATTGTTTCACATTTTTTACAGAGGTCAGATTTTTCACCATTTTTCCGAGTGTAGAACTCGGTTTCTTTTAATGTTTTACAACATTTAGGACAAAATTTCTTCCCATCTGTTACAACAGTCATTTTACCCTCCTTCTTTATTTTTTAATAGCAGCCAGTTCTTGATTCTTTTTATTCCTACATTCTTTACAAATGCTATAATAGCCATCTTTACTGCTACCATTTTTTGAAAAGAAACGATTATGAGCTAATTTAGTTTGCCCACAGCAAGAACAGGTTTTCCATTTCCCATATTCTTCTTCTGTATAATACCAAAGTAGGTATTCTTCTTTAGCTTTTTCTGAAATAATTTTTGGAATTTTATTTCTCCATAGATGAGACAGATATTCTGGTGAATAAATTTTATTAAATTTTTTATTAATTTCATTTTGAATTTCGTGATTAGTTTTACCATCTACTTTAAGAATTAAAATTTCTAAATAAACAGGATATTTTTCTTCAAGTGCTCGAACAACTAACTCATCTAAATCTTCCATTACATACCATAAATCTGAATCAAATCTTCCATAGACACTCTCTTTTAAATCAGAATAGTTTCTTAACAACGCTGAAATATGTCCAGGGTTAAAGAAATTAATTAGACCATCACTAACTGGTTCTCCATTTTCATCTATTGAAATATTTTCTTCAAGAGAAATGGAATATAAAGTTTTAGCAACATGTTTACCGCGATTAGGTTTTCTGTATTCTTCTTTTAGGATATATTGCTGCTGTCGCATTTGAATTAATTGTTTTTTTAATATATATCTATCTCTACCAATAGATTGTTTCTGTAATTCTTCTACTTCTTCAATTTCAGCGACTAAGTCTTTTAAACCAGGCACTTCTTCAATATCTTCATCAGTAATTTCAATTTTTGGTGTCAATAGAACGGCTTTACCTAAATCAGATAACATTCCATAAATACCATCTTCGCCATTTTCAAGTTTATCAGCCATACCTTGATAAGAAGTTTCTCTCTTATTAACTGTTGTTAGTCTATTGGCAGTTAAAATCTTCTTTTCTTTACGTTCTTCTTTATCCATCTGAAGAACAATATAATCAGCTAATTTTTCTAATACTCTATTTGTTAATGTTTCTGGAGGAGTGTCAAGAAGTAATTTATCTACTAATTCTACACGCTCCTTTGCGCTCTTAATGTTATAATCTAACTTTTTAAGAATATTAACGTCAAGAGAAGAATTAGAATCTGTTGTAGTAACAATATTTTCTTCTTGCATTTTTAATACTCTCCTTTTCTTTATCTCACATTGTTATTATATCAAAAATTTAATGTTATGTCAAACTTTAATTAAATGGGTATAATATCTTAGAAGTGAAAGTTTTAAACACAAAAGAGGAATAAAAATATTAAACAAAAGGAAAAACAAATTGACAAATATAAAATTTTTATTTTATAATATTTTTAGAAACAATAGAAAAATAGATTCGCGGCGAGTATCTTTCTAGACTCTTGTTGTATTAATATTAAAAGAAACAAATTAATTCCTGTCTAATAAGTTTAGCATTAGGTTTATTTTCTTGGAGGTGAATTATATAAAAATTTTTTATATAATATATATGTATTAAGAAAGAAATAAATCTCACAGAACTCCTTATCTCTTTCTTAAAAAATTTTTTGTGAGTCGCCTGGTCAATTTTCTATAATAATTCTACAATAATTTTCTATATAAATTTTTGACATTTCTCTCTCTTAATGTTATAATATTTATAAGAAAGGTAAAGTCCGTAGAGTCTTTATGGAAGCGGACCAGGTCCCGCATGGAATTTGATGTATTAGAAAATAAAAAGATGACAAAATTAAAATTTAAGAAAAGGATAGGAAAAATATTAGTAGAAACGGATAAACTTTCTAAAGGGGATATGGTAAAAATTATTGATTTTAATAATGGATATTATTTAATTATTGATGAATTTAACAGAGTTGGAGTAATTGAACAAGCTGCAATTAAGGAGGAAAAAATATTTAGATGAGGCATTTTGTAAGTGAATTTGATAATGTTTATTATAACTTATGTGATAAAATTTTGACGTATGGCACGTGGACGGAAAACAGAACAGGAGTAAGCAGCCTAAAGGTTCCCGCATTTCATTTTACATTACACCCTGATAGAGAATTTCCAATCTTAACAACGAAGCAAGTTTTTATTAGACAGGCTATTGTTGAAATGTTTTGGATATATCAAGAGCAGAGTAATGATGTAAGATGGTTGCAAGAAAGAAATGTTCATATCTGGGATTTATGGGAAATCAATGAAAATGGAGATTGGTTATCTGACACAACAGGAGAAGTGTTAAAACATTTCGACCCTTCTTTTGCTCATACAATAGGAACAGCTTATGGATACATTGTTAAGAAATATGGATTGATTGATAAACTGTTGGACACTTTGAAGAAT